AATAACATGATTGAATACGCGATGAAACTTCACGGCGATACGATGTCGAATATCGATTTCCAGGTCCTATTTCAAGCGACATATTTCGTGCTTGCTGCTCCATGGGCCGTATTTTATACCGTCAAACATACACCGCCTGTTACAGCGGGCTCGATGACCATGTACTTTTTCATCGCATTCGGCCTACAACTCTACATGTTCAATAAAATTTATATATTGAATACTCCGCAAACCCTGATTCCGGCGAATATTCTTCTTAGCGGATTAGATCTGGTTCGTCGTGTCATCCAACTCACCTATTCATTCGTATGCTTCAAAGAGCCGTTTGATGCGGTGATCGGGGTATCACTGGTGTTTCTAGCGTTATCGGGGGGGTTATTACTGTATCAATATATCCGCGATTATCGGCGGCGCAACTTAGGACATCGTAAAATGCTGGAATTGCCTGAATTAGACCACGGTTATGACGGCGGTGATGAAAAAAATATGAAGGAAGAACCGGTTTAATTTATTCGCGGCTATTCGACCTCGGCATCCTTCTTCGCCTTCATCATCGAAACAGCTTCGCTAATTCGCGCACACGATAGATCGAAATACTTCGGAATAAGTTCCATTCCGATGAACTGGCGGTTGGTATGAATACATCCGATTCCTGTTGTGCCCGACCCCATCGTATTATCGAGCACGACATCGCGCGGGTTTGAAAACGTCTTAATGAGATACTCGATGAGTGCCACGGGCTTTTGCGTTTCATGGATCGTATCTGATTCGATATTGAACTCGATGAGCTCCGTGGGATAATTCTTGAATGTTTGCGTGTATTCACTTTCACCGATGAGCTTATTATTCGGGCCAAGATGGTGGCTTTGATTCAGCATTTTGCCGATACGTTTCTCGGAGTTTTTCTTCTTGATCTCGACGGGGACCAGGTCCTGTGGATTATACGTCATATTGCCTTTGTGACGCGAGGCCGCAGCAGCACCGCCTGGTGAGAATACACAAATGTCTTCGGTACATTTCATCGGGCGGTAATTCGCAAGCAGGTATTGCGTCGTCTTGTTTTTCTTCCAAATCATCGTATATTTGAACCACTCATAGTTGCCTGCGATGAGTCGTGACGTGAATGGTTGCTGACCGAAGAGAACAACAACGCCGGTTGGTTTCACGAGGATGCGACGATATTCAACCCATAACTTGTCGATATCGATGACACTATCCCATTTACATTTCGTTGTTCCATAGGGCAAATCGCAGAGGATAAGATGAACGCTGTTGTCGGAGAGTGTTTTCAGTAATTCGAGACAATCGCCTTGGATGACGCGGACGTCTTTATGGAGTGGGGCGTCGGCGTCGGCGTCGTTCATATCGAGAGGGATCGCGACAGTCTCCGGTGTTTCGGGTTCGACTTGATCACATACAACGGGTGGGGCGGCAGGGTCGGCTTTCTTAATCTTTATAATCTTCTTGATAACGGGTGCGGGTGCGGCAGCGGGAGCGGCGGATTCTTTCGGCATCGGTGTATCGTTCGGTCTTTTTACTATTCATCCTTCTCAGTAATTTATATCAATTTTTTACTGATTCGAATGTTGAAAATGAAGGTATAGATAAAATATCGCGAAATTCATTAGGAAAAGTGCTTCTGCTGCGAAAATGGCAGCATCCTGAATAACACCGATCACCGTAACGACCATGAACAACAATTGAACATAAAGAAGGATGCGGAGGTTATCGTGAGTACATCCAGAAGATAATAATGTGTGTGTGCGGTCATAAACCCGAATATCGCAAGGAATGCCGCTGAGGCAAAGAAATAATGCGTCGGGTTCTGTTCAGGGATGAAAATGACGCCGAAAATCCCGACAAGAAGAATAACTATTGTGGCGAGTGACCAAAATTGCGAGTTCATATAAGCGAAACATCGTTGATATTCATAAAACACAGTAAATATTGCCATAATAAGCATACACGTACCAATAAAATATCGGGTTTGAACTAATGGCGCAATATAGATAAAGGGTTCTTCGCTGGTAATGATACTGGATATACTTCTTGTGTTGGCGGTGATATTGTATTTATAATATACGAAAGCGACTGGCACAATATATGCGAGTAACATGCTCCCCAAAATAGTTGTTTGATTCATAACTGTTTGGTTGATTATACTACCTTATCGGTAATATAATAAAATATAGAATAATACTTATACCGCTGTGTGATAAAGACGCATTCATTCAATATATCTGCCTACTCTACCGAGTTTGTAATACTAGCATAAAGCACCATATTCGCTACATTTGCGACCAGGTGAATACTCGCGTGGGCATAAGTCGCCGGCCATATTAGACCGCGTGCCATTAAATAATTACTTATTCCGTATAACGCTGCTGAACACCCAATTAGAGCCGAGTATACCGTCATGGAGTATGTATTGCGAATATGTCGGAAAGCATAATACGTTTGATATGTCGCACCAGAAAACACGATCACCATATCAAGAGTGCGACGCCACGAATTACGAATAGGATTGCGCCAATAGAGCAGCGAAGTCGCGAATACACTAGACGGAACTATCGCGAGGCGGGTTGTAGCTTCGACATCAGCGGTGGCCGCATAGATAGCAGAAGGAATAGACAACCACGCACAATACCAGATAAAATGTGCGTTCGGAAGAGGGAGTGATAGATGTTCATCCGATAACCGATGCGTCATATTATGTAAAAACGATATATAAAGAATACGATATATCTATTTACATAATATTTTACATACCAATAACCCGATACGTTACGTTACGTTACGTTACAATCATATGGTTCAACTTATCCCCGCCAACGCCAACCCAACAATGGCTGAAATCGACGCGTACATTCGCGAATCACGAATGACAACCGACGGTATGACAGCGTTAAAACACGTCGTCCGAGAGATCGAGTGTAAATCGGGCGTCGGTGCGCTCCTTCACCCATCTGAGGAATATTTTGTTAGTTGTTACGCTGCTTTTCTCAGAGAATAGAAATTTCTAACGTTCTTTCTTACAAGATTATAACTCCACATGAATCCCATACAATATACCGCCGTAATAAGGATTTGTATAACATATTGAAACTGAAAAAACTGGGTTCGGCGGTTGTAGACAAAGATGGACAACGCAATCAATCGGTAATATGAATAGATCAAGAGCTGGGCAAACTCGGCAAAAATATTCACACGAAGATAATGTGCGTATTCCTTATGTAAATGGTATGAAATATACAACATAATATTTGATTTTTCAAGAATGTGATATGCGTATAGTATATGCGTCTTACTTTCTTCTCCTAGACACGCATTCAATATATACATTCCGGCGAGATGATGGAGAATAAAAGGGGCACGGTGTTTTACTTCTGTACTCGTACTCGTACTCGCGAAGATACAAGAACAAATGTAGAATAAATCATATATGTAAAACCCGATACTAATATGCGTAGCATAGTCCAAATTGTAATCGTAATGATAATGACCTATAAATGATATGCAGTGAATGAAACTAACAACGTTGTTTGTTATCGCGGGTGGTTTATATTTTGCGATTTGCGTTGAAATCGTGTGCCAAAAACATACGATGGGGATGAGATACCCAAGATTCATGGTGGAAACGATATGATTGTATACATACACTAATAATATCGTTTTATGTCGAAGAAGTGGCGACATCCTTTTCGATGACCACCTGCTTTGCTACTTTTCGTATCACCTTATCTATATTCCCGTCCTTCTCTCCGTCAGTGGCGGCTTTGGAGAGGCGGAAGTATGTTTCATTCTCTCGGGTGTTGCTATTCATACAGCGAGGGTTGGCCTTCGCCCATTCATTGACAAGGACGACATTCTTGTGTTCAACAGCAAGGACCGCATTCGTCATTTTCTGGTGGTCCGGACCGTCGCGCTCCCACTGGTCATCATCCTTTACGTAAAGTGTCTCGCGTTTGATGTCACTGCAATGGACCGGGCGTTTGTATACATCTGTTTTCTGGAGGTTGTCAATGAAGATGTTTGACATGCCCTCTACATAACCAAGCCTACTGACGTTTTCCAAATCGGTCATGTTCAACTGGATGGAATTCACGAAGTCCTTCATGTTCATCGCATCTTTACATTTCTCGTTGAGGAACATGTTCATATTGAAGGTTGGATTATTACAGTTGGTGATAGTATTATGACTATTCGTATTGTTATTGTTATTGTTATTGTTATTGTGACTCGTTGGATTGTTCATACAGAATTCTACCATTTTTGACTGAAGTTCTGTGTTCTGTTGTATAAGTATCATCATCGCAGACGTTAGTTCCTGATTCTTGGTAATCACTTCGAGTAAATACTGCTCGGTTGGCGTGGATGTGTATGTGGGAGCGGCGGATTCTGTGGTTATTTTTGCTTCTTTACATACAGCCTTGTGTTTATATATACTAGTGCGGCATTTGAATGATTTGTAACACAAAGGGCATGTGTATGTATTAGAAATAGAGGATGGTTGCTCGTTTATTGACATACTTTTAAGAATATGCTTCTTTCTAGTTAGATGACGTTCGTAGTCGGTTTTATTGTCTGTTGTAAAACCGCAAGGTTCGCAATTATAACAAACTCGTGGTTTATCCATTGATGGTGGTAGATACAGCGGCGTTTATATAGTAGTTCTACAAAATAAAACGCCTAAACAAATCGCCGCCTCTCCGACACCTCCGCCGCCGTTGGCAGTCATCCGTGCCATTTCATGCTTAAAATTAACAGTAACACATTTTTCACTAAAATTCATCTTTTAACAGCATTTCAGTCACAAAATTCCAAAATACAGGTTGTTGGAAAATTCGCGAATTCGTGTTTTAAAAGTCTCCAGCGCAAACAGCGTTTTGGACATTTATTAAGAATACTACAAAATGTAACGCCTCCTTATTGTATGAAATGGACGGTTTACCGCCGTCAAACCATATTACCGTAAGAATACAGTAGTAACGTATAAAACACTATAAACCCC